TAAGTTCAGCGTCCTTTTCTGCATATTCGCCAACATAAATGGCAGGTAGTTTATACATTTCTGCCTTGGCGTCAACCCCCCAACTCTTCGCTGCTTCATATAAATTTGTTTCACTTTTTGTTTTTCCAGTGTATCTTTTACTGCAGTTGTTTAAGTCATAACGCATTTGATTTTCATCAACAAGGGCCGATGCAATCATCGTGTCCACTATTTTACCGTTGACACTTAAACCTAACGCGCGTATCCAACACACGTCATACATGGCGTTGTGGAATATTTTTGTGGCTGGTGTAGATAATACACCTTGAAACCATTTTAAAACCTTTTTACGATCCATGTTACCACCACCTTCGTGTGCAATTGGATAATAACCAGACCATCCATTCACAGCAACTGCTACTCCTACTACGTCTCCTCTTTTAGTAACGGAACCTGATCCCATTTTTATTAAATCTGGATCTTTAGTTTCTAAGTCAATTGCTATCTCTTCATATTTTGATAGATCTGGAAAGTCTTCTGGTGGTAGCCACTCTGTTTGTGGCGCAAATAAAGGTTTTTGTATCATTTAGTAATTATCCCCCATGAGTTATCTTTATCTTGTGGTTTATCTTCTTTTGGTTTTGGTTCATCTGGATAATCACGCTCAATTGCCATTTGACAATAATGAATTGCTTTTTCCAAATCTTGCTTTTGTCCTTTCTGCTTGTGCCTGCATAAATATTTTATAGCGTTTCCTTCCGCAAAGGGCAAGTTATTTTTATTTATAAATTCTGATGGCTGTATAACCATCGAAGAATAATGCGATCCTCCAATTTGTTTTTTATAAACATCACTCATAGTATGAATCCTTTGTTATATTGTTTTGGTTCTATAATATGTAAATTTTCCTTTGTTCTGGTTGCACCCACATAAAATAATCTGTTTTCGTCATCTGCATTTTTTTCATAAGTTTCCATAGTTGTTTTAGTAAGATCAGTTAAAAGAACTACGTTTTGTGATTCACCACCTTTAGCTGCATGTATAGTTGATAATTCTATTCTTGGCTTTTTATTTAATTGTTCACCATTTGCTCTCATTTTTCTTAAGTATTCTACTCTTCTTGTCCCCGCATCGTTTAATGATTCATACCAAACTTTTTTAGTTTTTAATCCATAATCTTTTGTAAGTTGATCTATTCCAAAAAAAGAACCTTTAGTCATACCTTTTATTTTTTCTTTTTCCCAGTTATCTGGTCCCATGTATTTAGATATTTTTTCAATTTGTTTAAAAGATAATAATTGTCCTTGTCTTAAATGCTCCCAATCTGTAGCTGCTTCTTGTAAATCTTTTTCATAATTTCTTTTGTTTTTAGTTTCATAATATAAACCTTTACGGTACAAAGTATCTTCTACTTCTTTCAACATATGTTTAGTTCTAGCTAATACTAACCACTCACCTTTTGACATGTCGACTGAATCAACCTCAAAATGTCTATGTAAACTCCCTTCATTAGTTTTAGGTTGCCAAGTTTTATCTATTCTATTTCTAATTTTATTTATAATACCCATAGCAAGTTTATGAACTTTCATAGGTATTCTATGTGATTGTATTAATGGAAGGTTAATCATTTGATCTTTAAGTGCTATAAAAGAATCCACATCAGCACCAGCCCATTTAAATATTGCTTGATCGTCATCACCTGCAATAAAAGTATCTTCTGTTTTATTCCAAATAGTTTTTGTCATGTCCCATTGCATAAGAGATAAGTCTTGTGCTTCATCTATAAATACAACATCAAAATTTGGAGATTTATCTGATTTTATAAATTCTAAAATCATGTCATTAAAATCTATTAAAGCATATTCTTTTTTGTATCTTTTTAATTCGTTATGAATAATATGTAGTTTATCTAATTCTAAATCCTGTGTATGTTCTCGTTTATTATATTGTTGTTCAGGTGTAATATTTCTTAGTTGTGCTAATTGTATAATTTGTAGGTATTCACTATCAGAAGTAAATATACCATGATCTTCTTGGTGTTCTGCATAAGATACTGGAAACCCTAATTTTTTTCCAAGATCTTTATAGTGTCTTGGTTGCATAACTTGATCTTTTTTTAATCCTAATTTTCTAAATGCTAGTGAGTGTAAAGTTCTAAAGTATGGAAGATCATCTTCTGTATAATTAAATTGTTTCATTGCTCTATCTCTAGCCTCATATGCAGCCTTTTGAGTAAAAGCAAAATAGCCTATTTTATCTGGATCAGTTTCTTTTAAATAACTATCTACTTTATTTAATAAAGTAGTTGTCTTACCTGTACCTGGTGGTCCTAATACTATTGTTTTCATTTAATTTGTACTTCAGCTTCCGTTTCAATCCAAACTCTAGCACCACAACTTAATGGTTTATCAGGACTATATATAATTTTACTAGGTCCTAATATTTCAACCTCATGACCATAATCATTAGACTTAGATGTCTTAACAGTTATTACAGGTTTATTTGTGCCATGTTTCTTGTTGTGACGAATGTGATGCATGTTCACGTGTATTCTCTTTTTCAAAATATATCCTTTGGTTTTAATTCTTTTTGAACATAATCATCTTTTTTCTTATCAAATTGTTTTACTGTAAAAACAGAAGTTCTTTCTTTTCCAACTCTTTTTTTATCATCACAATTACAGTGATCTTTTAACATTTGTGCTGTACGCTGATAATTTATTTCCCATCTTTGTCTAATTAAAAATTTGCTATAGAACATACTAAAAACAAAATGGTGGTACCCATCATTAGTCCAGACTCCACCTTTTTTAAGATCCGTAACATCTGATCCAATATGTCTATTTAAACAAAACTCTTCTAAATGATTTCTTAATTGATCATGTGTTGTTACACCTTCTGGTGGTTCAACAGGTTCGTGGTTCTTCATCAATGGGTTTATAATCATGTCCCATTCTTTTGGTTTAACTGTTGGTGGTTTAAAATCTAATTGTTCCATACACGCTTCCTGGAATAAACTTTGTTGTTTTAAATATTTTACATTTTCTAAATGCAATCTTTCACCATCTACGTTAAGATAATAATATGGTTTTTCTAATTTAATTTTTTGTAAGTCAGTTAACGCAGGAAATACTATTTCTTCTCCTATTCCATACTTTCTAGTTTTACATAATTTTTTATCACATAAATTACACATAGGAGTGTCATTACATTTATAACCCCAATCTTTTTTATCATGTTGTTTTTTAATTATATCTACCTCTGATTCACTTAATGGAGATTGTGATGCAGATATATTAAACATAGTAAGTCTACTCTTCCATTCTGATGGCCATTTCTTTTTAGCATATACTCCATAATGAAATATTGCATTATTTCTACCACCTTCTGGTATTTTATTTATAGACATAAGTTCTATGCACGGAGGCCCATCAGAAAATTCTGATTGGGGCCTCTGCACTTTTACGAGACCAACATCTAGTTGTTTTACATTATTAATGATCCCATAAAATTCTTCTAAACTCGCTGCACTACCATCTTCTTTAAATGCATATCTTGTTGTGTTGTCACCATTAAAGTATGGTAAATTTAAAAAATTTCCTGTGTCGTCTTGTGATTTTAATCTAATTTGTTTTGGAAAAACTTCTGATCCGCCGTATCCTAGTAGTGTTTTTATTTCTGTAAGTTTGTCTCTCATTCTTTCTGCATTTACAGGTTTCTCTAAAAACAGAAACACATGAGCGCCCCCGCTCTTTGACCTACACACTACCAGCGGTAAATTAAATTGTTTTATTTTATCTATTAGTTTTTTGTGATCAAATCCTGCGTATGAATCTATGTCTACACATCCCCACACACATTCATTGTCATCGTTAATTGGAATTATTCCTAAACTTTGTGTACCTTGTAAATGTTTTGACCAAAGTTCATCTGTAACTGGTTCTCTTACTACAAAAGATTGTCCTTTAACTTTTTCTCCGTTTTTATTTGAAGGACCAACTTTAGTGCAACCATGGGCTCTTTCTAAACCCTTAAATATATTTTTAAATTTCTCTATCATAATTTGTCTTGGGCGCCTCCACTCTCGCTTCCGCGCCCAATCCTAGGAATCTAACTTACGTTAGATGATTAATATGGAGAATCTGTTTTTGATTCATCAGACCCATGTTTAATTTGCACTTCACCTTTACCTAATCTTTCAGCAAAGCTTTTTGCAATGTTATAAACACCTTTATCTGATATAGGACCAACTTTAGTTACTTCCCATCCAAACCATGTTCCTTTGTCATTAGACATCTGAACAGTCTTTAGATTGTAAATGTGGCTATATGTTGGCGGAGTAAATAATCCATTCTTACCATTTAGTTTAATACCCATCATGATTGAATTCCATTTTCTACTAATTTTTAATTGAGTAGCTTTCATAGAAATCAAAGCAGTTGATGGACTATCACCTAAAACTACTACAAAATGATTTGCAGTATTTTCTAGATAATTACCATTTGGTAAACGATCTTTAAAAGATTTATCTCTAGTAGTTGTACTCACAATATCGCTATCTGCGCTGTGAATTGCTACTGGAGAACCTTTTCCTTCACCTCTGTCTTGCCATTCTACGTATTTTCTTTCATAGAATACTGGCAATACATTTATTCCTTTACTACCATCAAAAATTTCATTTGTGACAGTGTTAAGGATCATGCCTGGTTCTGCACCTTCGACATATTTACCATCTCTCTTATTTACTTCTGGAGATAGTTGTCCTAAGACTTTCAAAAATGGTAACGCAAGATCTTCCTGCGTCATATTTTGAGAGCCAGCATTTGCATCAGCTTCAAAATTTACTGCCGCTAATGCACCTGCATTTGTTTTTGTTGTTACTTCGTTCATGTTTATTGTTTCCTTTTTATTGTTGTTTTATTTCCAACGAATACGTTGAAAAGTTCCGTTGGCATTTCTTTACCTGCCTCAATACGTTCACGGACTAACGCTTTAAGAGTCATGGGCTCAACTTTCAACTTTTGTGTTGGCTGAAACCCACGCTCTTGTGCAAGAACAGCATAATCAGCTGCCTTGTTATCTTCGTTGCGACCAAAAGATACGGATATCTCGTTTTTGATTATATCTCCTAGCCCATTTTCACGAAGCCATTTGAATGCCGCTTCTTTATTAGCTACAGTAATTGTAGCGCTATAGTGCGGTTTAACATCTACTGAAGATCCATCCATAAGTTTTAAATGAGATAAACCCATTTCACTCATCATGGTTGGAATAATTTCTCCAGATACATGCTCCAATTCTTTTTTAGTATTTTTTATATTTTCTTCTTGCAGTTCAAGTCTACTTTGTAAAGATTCTAATCTTTGTACTTGATCAGCTAAAGATTGTATGTTGTCAGTTTTTTTAATGACCTCCTGTTGGTCTTTTTCAAA